CGTTTAGCGGCTTTACTGCCTTTCTTTAATTTTGATGGCTTAGTAGTGACTGCCATAGACAATTTAGAACCCGGGTTGGCTCTACGATAAGAAGCAATACCTTTTCTGTTCAAACCGCCGCTAGCACTTTTGCCTTCTTTTCTTTGCCAGGCAGGAGCAGCTTCATCCATTGTTTCTTCAGCATAATAATATTCGTTCTCGTTACCTTCGGGATGTTCTGGAATATCTTCCACAGCTACATCTACGGTGTTTTCAAACTCTTTAAAAGTCATCAATTTCTTTTTTGTTTGTCCCGGTGTCATGGCTAACATTTTTTTAGTTAATTCAGGTGTTCCCCATTCATTTTCTGGTCCTAATTCTTCAGTCACTGGTACGCAATTCGGGACTTCTCGCCCATTCTTCATTTTAGTTCCAATGGCTTTATATCCCTTCCAACAAGGGTTCTTCATTTTTTTCATCGTAGTAACACTCCGGCGGTGAGAACACCTATAGTGAATCCAGCAATCATAGATGTTTTTCTACTAGGTTTATTAATTTTACAAAAGAAAAATTTCTGTTCACATGCATTATAGACAGGCATGGTTTTCACGATACTTTCTAATGTAGTAACTGAGATTTGTAATTTTTCAATTTGTGTGTCTTTTGTAGTTACAATAGAATTTAAATTCTTTATAGCGGTATCTTGTGATGCTATCACTAGTTGTTGTTTTTCAATGATAGTATCTTTCACTGGGATGATAGACGTTAATACATTAAGACTGTCATCTTTTGTTTTAGATGAATCACGTAATTGTATAGCTAACACCACATCTTGTTTCTTATGTTCCTGAATATCAACTTTCTTTTTATCAACTTCTTTTATTAAAACATTAGTTCTTTGTTGTATTTTATTTGTGCTATCTTGTAACAAAGCAACTTGTTTTTTATATTCTTCTACTTGTGCTAATGCAGTAGATGCCTCTGCTTGATGTTTCTTGGACGCATTCATATACTGGTCCAACACCGGTTGATTTTTCATATCACCAATAAACATGGCAATAGCAAAAGCACCAGAAGCCACCAAGAGCATACGAATGACAGGTGTTAAGGCTGTGATGGTATCAGCTCCTATTTTCACCCACTCTAGAATTTTCTTCCAGTCAATTTTCTTTTTCATGATGGCTCCTTTCTATTATTTATTTTGTTAATAGAGCGTGTAAATGCTTGAAGTGCTTGGTTCTGTCAGCTAACCCTAGAGTGCCACCATTCACTTTTTTAGTGATGGTTTTCACCACTTCGTCTGTAGCACCTTTATCCGCTTCTGTATTCAACGAGCGTGAATTCCAAAACCAAGCAGCTGATAGTAAGGGGTACTTGCTTGCTACTAAATCGGGTTGTTGAAGTATGTTTTCTTCAACCACAGCGTCAAATGCCTTGTAATTGGTTTTACCGGTCAACTGGATATATCCACGACCACGATAATTCCATCCATCGCCAGATGCCTCAGGACCATTTTCCATTCTATCAGCATATGCACGATTGGCAATGGCTTCTGGCTTTTTTGCATATTTTGCTGCTACATCAGCAGGGAATCGCTTCGGCCATGTTTTCATCAATGCTTCAGCACTGTACGCTAAATTTTCACGAACGGCTTTAAAATTAATACTTTCATGCGCACATTGTGCAAGGAAATGACAGAGACGCAATGGAGTATCTATTTTATATTTCTCCATCACGCCAGGTATTTGTTGTAATACTAGGTCAGGGATATGACCTTTTAATTTTTTAATATCCATTGCTAGCTCCTATTATGTTAGTTGATACCATCCTAATGATGATAATGCTTTGATGTTATTTTGATACCCAACACCAACTAATGTAATGATGTCACTAGTGCCGGAAAGTGTACGACCTAATTGAAAATTAAAATTGTCCAACCCACCTATAGTTACTTTATTATTTTGGGTAATGAAACCTTGTTGTAATATAGTTCCTCCAGTAATACCTGTTGCTGATGTATCTACTTGACATTGACTGACATCGTGGTCAGCAAAACTTGCACCAGTTAAAGTGCCATTCAATATCAACTTATATGACATGACTTGATTACTTAAAGCAATAATATCAATTTCTGCTGGAAGAATGATGGCATCTAACTGTGTAGATTTCAACTTGATGCTGACTAATGGCACTATAGTACCAGAAGTTCCTAAATCTACACCAGATGACGGTGCATTTGTTCCAAAGTAGTATTGACTCTTGCCTTCATATCCACCCTCACTCATCACACTACTACAAATTTGCTTTAATGTTCCTGTGGCTCCCGTGCTAGAAATTTCATAGCGAACTGGAAGCACAGCCGTTTGCATATATGTACCTGTGATGATATTGGCATGATGAAACGTGTGTGCTGTAATGAACACCCCGTCAATCACGAAGCCTGTACGAACTGAGCCAACACCTAGCCATTCAATGTCAATGAAGAAGATTTGAGATTTCGACAAGTCTAAAGATGGAAGTGTATTACCGTTCCAATCATTTTTAGCAACACGAACATCAGAACCATTGCTTCTCTTCACAATATGAATGGTTGTTCCATCAGTTTCTAGAAAAATACCGTTATTTGCGCCAAAATACCCCACCCGCTGTTTCAAATTAGCGGTCGGGGTATTCATAGTAAAAGTTGTCAAGATTAATAAACTTTTGCCTGGTTGATATGGGAACACGCGCTTGGTTTCCCGAACCACAGAATCACCTGAGGTAGTAACAGCTAAACTTATACTATTGTCAGATGAATTATATGTTTTAGTTGCTGAACCAGTAAGAGCTGTATCAAATTTTTCATTATCAGCATAACGAAATGCACTATCAAACAATGTGAATGTGTTACTTGTTCGTAGTCGCCCAAAGGCGTCGAGATTGTTGCCACCTAAACTGACAAGCAGAGAGCCACCGTCGGCACCAGTAACTGGTAATGGATTTGTTGATTCCACAACGCTGCCATCTTTGCCGGCAGCAAGCATTACAACTTCGTAACGTTGCTCGCCGTCTTGTGTGTCTAGTGGTTTTATATATTGTGCCATGTTATTTTAATCCGTCCTGTACAGCAGCCATTAACTTTCTGGCTTCTGTTTCTCTAATGGTAGATGGTAATCCTTTCTTGAAACTCGTGAAGTCATCATCTTCTGCAAACTTGCGCATCTTACTGGCTGAAATACCTGTGGCGCCGTCTGCGTCAGGATCACGGTCACCTGCTGATATCACTTCAATCACTTTGAATGAATAATCTTTTCCATTATAGTTATTTAAAATTCGTTGATATTCTGCAACTCTATCGCTGCCGCCTATCATCACCAACTTATCATATTTGCCATTGAAGTGTTTAGCCCAGGCAATAAATGTCGGAAGTTGTTGTGTGGCAGCTTCAAGGTTAGCATTTGGGAACATCAATTTAGCAAACTTCATTTTTGTATCAATATCTAATGGGTCTTTCGGTGCCTTTTGTGTTCGTGATAATACGACAACATGGTCACCTTTCATCTTTGTTGCTTCTGCCATAACTTTATCTACTAATTTTTTATGACCGACAGTCGGAGGATTCATTCTTCCGAAAGCAAACACCATGGTTTTCAACTGTGTATCAACAGTAGTTGGTGCATCCGCCGGCTTCGTCCAATCTTTTACTGCATTGAAATTGGCTTGTGAAAATTCCATTCTATTCACAAGTTTAACAGCATTTCCTTTTTTATCTATTGCAACATATCCTTCCGGATCTGTGGTTTTAAATCCATCTGGTGTTTCAATGAATGTGGGAATGCTTTGAGCTTCATTTAATTTCTTTACAAGAAGATTTTTTGTAACTAATAAACTCTCGTATAGTTGAAAAAATCCTCGAAAATTAGATGCATTCTTTTGAATGTATGCTTGTATTTCTTTTTTGATACCGGCATATTTTGCTTTTCCTGCCGCCGTTTTCATGCCCTTTTCTTTTTCAGAAATTCTTTGGACAATAAAGTTTTCTAACCCAGCGAGTGAACGCTGCGTTATTGGAGTGCCGGCGCGGACAAGTGAGTTCACAAAAATCTTAAACATGTAACCCACAGTTAAATCTTTATCGTGGGTCGCTAACTCATCCAAGAAATTTTTTACTGCTGTGGCATTGTTTTTGGCAGTCGCCAAGTGTGAACTAACCGTTCGAGTTTCCTGGGCTGTCAGCGTCATTTTACCCGAGACATCTCGGTATGATGCGTCCTGTATCCAGGCTGTTTTAGATTTGTGTAGCTTGCCTAAATCAACACCGAAGGATGCAGATAACGAATTAACTGGTCCCCTTCCAATATATTTAGTATGGAAGACAACTCCAACCTTAGCTTCATTAATCGTTTCGTATAAGGGATCACCTTTAGGGATGGCATATAAAATAGTGTTTGGCTTGAAGCCAATATACGTTTCACCATCTATTATGTGTGTCTTTTTAATAGCAGGAGTGAACATCACATCACCTTGTAGAACTCCTGGAATGCCTAAATCTTTTAGCTCATTGTACACTACTTTCAACGTTTCTGCTAGGCCGCCTTCATAATATACATCAATGAATTCTTCACTAAATCCTAGCTTCATTTCTTTGGCAAAGGCACCGTG